CCCATGCCTCAAATACACCGTGTGATTCGCAGTAGTAGTCTCTCAAAATAGCCATAGTTACCCTCTAAGTGCTTCGTTAAGGTCAATTTCACTGTAATCATGGCGGTTGACCATTCCCACCTTGATTTTTATCCCGTCAGAAGTAACTTGCAGCCCCATACCCGCCATCATCGGGGGTTCTGGAACCTTTCTGTACTCCACATACCGGGTTAAATCTTTGCGCCGCATAACTCTCACGTTCCCTGCTTTCCACTGCGTGTAGGCTTTGTTGACCCGCATCTGGACATATTCGGTCAGCGGTTCGCACTGACGGATGAATACATCCCGAAAATGCTCCTTGTGTATCCCCGCTAGTTCGCAAAACAGGGGGATAGAGATGCCTCTTTCCTTGTCAGCATGGAACTTTTGAATCTGCCGCATCAACTCTTTTTTGGTCAGGACAATCATGAGCCATACATTCCTATCTTTTTGAGGTAGTCACTTACGTTTCTGCCCACAGATATTTGCTCTGGGGTGTAGTCTTCCTGCGCTTTGCTTACTTCACGGGTAATTCTGGCAGAGATGAGGCGGGGCTGGACTTGCTCTGCATAGGCAACACAGGCCAGCGCAGCGGCGATAACCCGGTCATCCTTAGCTCGCCCGGGTGCGCCGATAAATCCGTCCTCACGCACAATGGTTTTCATCTCTTCCAACAAGTCCATACTGCGTACACCCATCATGGTACGCTCAAAATAGTCCTTCATGTAGGACAGCATCCGCTCTTTGGTAGAACTGGTGGTCAAGAATCCTATGCTCATGCTTGGCCCACCCAGCGAGTCATTACGCCGCCAGAGGTAGTTGGACATGTTGCCAAGTACGTCCATCAGGTCAGAGCCCATCTTGTTACCCATGCTGACTGCCATGCGCTTGAGAGTTCTGAGTTCATTAATCACGGCTTGCCCGGGGCCGTTGATTTCCAGATTGAGGGTAGAGTTCTTGTAGGCTCCAGCCAAGTGAGCAATCACCCACGCAAACTGGTAGGTGTTCATCTCGCTGGTGGCAAACTCTGCCACTTGGTCTAGCCCGTTGGCATAGCAGCGGAACACTTGGATACAAAACCTGTCTGCCCAATCACTGCTGCCGTAGGCAGGGTCAGCACCGATAACGTAGTACGCCGTGTCCAACGGCTCTTCCCAGACCTTCAGAGTCCCCAGACGCTCCGTAGACTTTACTACCTCTGTGTCTTGGAAGGACTGACCAAAGACGTAACGGTAGTGGTCAGGCAATAGCTTCTTGGATTCCTTGGCGGCTTCCGTGCAGCGGGTATGGGAGAAGAAACTGGTTCCTGTCATCACAAAGGCGTAGTCCTCTGTAGGAGGAAACTCTTGGTACATCAGGGTTTCGTCCTTGATACCTTCCGATAGTTTCCAGCGCCACCACGCCATCTGACGGGAGTTAATCTCCACGCCGTACAGTTTCTTGATGTCCCTAGTCCATTCCTTCTCTTCCGGGGTCAGGCGACCATCCCAATAGACTTTGTAGATGTTGCTGTCCGCATTGACGGAATAGTATTCGTTACGCCACCAGCCGCAGAAGATTGCTCTCTGGGTCTTGGCAGACTTGGCAACCTTGTACATGTCGTGGAACATGTTAAAGCCCTGCGCCGTGCTTTCAAACATGTACAGACGCTCTGGGTTCTTCTCAGCAAGAGAAGCTATCAAGGACGCTAGTCCCTCCTCATTGCCCCAACTGGCAGTCTCTGTACCATGAAGATATGTAATGGCCTTGCCTTGGCCTAGACGGGACTTGTTACCAGCTATTTGGTAGAAGATGCGGCTCCTGTTTTTAAGAACCATCTGATTTCGGTTGTGCGCCACCAGCGGTATCTTGTACTCGCGGGGTAGCCCGTCCATGTACATAGCAAGAGTAGAGCGGAACATATCCCGGTTCTCTTCTGTGTCTGCCACCAGCGTCCCCTGCCAGCCCGGATGCGTGAACTGCCAGTAGAGGTCAAGGGCAAGACTGACGGTGGTGATACCGAGTTGCCTTCCTTTGAGAATAACAAAGAAGTGGACATCTTCTGCCAGACCTTTCTGTATTTCCTCCATGACATACTTCTGCGTCCCCAGAAGAGTGCCCATTTTCTTGAGGCCTTCTTCTTTGGTTTCAATCTTCAGTTCGCTACAGAACTTGTAGAAGTGTTGGAGGTCAAATTTCACGGAACAATCTTTCCATGATAGGGGAGGCGGCAGTCAATCATGTGTTCTGTACTGAACTTGCCTTTAATGATGTCTTGGCAACGGTTGTTAAACATCTGGACGTTCTGCTCATAACGCCCTTGGTACAGATGGTACACGCCTTCCTCAAAGTGAGTGCCTATGCCGTACAGACCGTAGGTATGCAACCTCCACGCCCCTTCCAGCGGCTCTGATGTCCAGTGGGTAGGGTACAGGGTCTTGTAGCGGATGTTAGACATCTCTGCTGCGTAGCTGACGTTCTCAGCCACATCCCCGTTGTCCGTTTCCGAGAAGGTAGGACGCTGCATAGCCTTCCATGTCTTGCGCCAGATGAAGAAGAAAGCAGGAGCGGCAAAAATATGCGACTTTGGCAAGATGTGATTGCTGGCTTGGGCAATGCCAACAAAAGACTTGTTGTCCGCTGCCCACTGGATAGCATCGTCCACCACTTGCCGGTTGGTAGGTACGCAGTCAATGTCTAGGAAGCCAACAACGTCAGAGACACTGTTGTTCATGATGTTGTCCATCCACTGACCGTGCGGAGTCTGCTGCAAAGCGTAGCCCACCTCCAGCCCCAGATGGCGGCACACATCACTGTGGGATTTCAGCATGTCCACATGGGTGTTAGGCCACGCTAGGGTATTAATCTCTACGTTCATACTTTTGTCCTCTTGGTTAAGCGTTTGTATTCTGGGTAAGTGAGCATCTTGAACTCTCCGTCCATCTGCATGATGACCTTGGCTCCTCGCGGAACCTTCTCATCTCTTTGCGTGTAGTGGAAAGCAAAGCTGGTGGGGTAGTTGACGGTAGCTTTCTTGCTTCGCGCTATTTGGACTTTGTGAGACTGTACTGTTGCCCAAAACACCCGGTCATCAATGATGGCTAGTCTCTTGTCTTTCAAGCCCCACGCCCGGAACAGGTGAAAGGCATCTCGCCTGACAAGGTAGCAGTTAGTGTCGTTGAAGTGCTTGCCGTCAGACTCTTTGTCCACACCCATGTAAGAGCCGTCCATGCGCCACAGCTTGCGGGGACAGGTGACCACAGGAACATTCATGTCTACCATCAGCTTCACCATCCGCTGTACATGGTCTTTGTCCAGCCAGCAGTCAGCGTCCAGCAAGAGGATGGCATCTGCTCCTTGTGCATCCGCTAGGGCGCAGCCAACAAGCCGAGGAGTATCCCCGTAGTCTCCACAGTGGGGAAGTTTCACATGAAACATCAAGTCCTCAAACTCAGGCTTGGGAAATCCGTCTGACACCATGTAGTGCCGGATATTGTCGTAAGTCTGTTTTAGGACACTGGCTCTGTTCTTTGTCAGTACGTCCAACGATTCCTTGTAGTAAGGAGTAACTACTGCTACCTTCATGTTTCTACCTCTACTGTTGCTTTTGGCTTTAACGTCCGTTGGTCATAGTTCAAAGAGTCAGCCCATATCCGTATGAAGTTGCAATCAGGGTTAGCCTTGCACTCCTCGCACTTGGGTTTCTGAGAACTGTTGTTGTCTCCGTGGTTGCGGTACATGTACAAGACTTTGGGGATACGGTAGACAGGCCACTTGTCCGCTATCTGCATGAACAAGTCTCCGTCCTCACAAGTAGGGATGTAAGAAATCTTATCGTTGTACCCTTGTATGTGTTTCAGCACCTCTGCCCGCAACACCCCAAAATGCCGCCACCCATGTTGGTGCAACTTCTGTCTGTCAAACGTGGGGCTGGCAGAGTAGCTTTCAACTTCATTCTTACGGCTCACCTGTACATGGTCAGTGTAGACAAGCATGACATCTGGCTTCTTGTTGAACGTGTACAAGACTTCCTCCACCGCCCAACGCTCTAGCATGTCATCACTGTCAAGATGTCCCCAGAACTGCCCCTTGGCATACTTGGCTGTGTGCTGCCTAGTCTTGTTGATACCGAGATTCTTGCCATTAGAGTGCACCTGTATACGCTTGTCCTTCTTCTGCAAGACCTGCGCCAACTCCAACGTCCCATCCGTAGAGCCATCGTCCACAATGATGAGTTCCCAATTCCTGTAGGTCTGGGCTTGCACACTCTGTATTGCCCACTTGATATACGCCACCGTGTTGTACGCTGGCATAAGAATGGACATTAAAGGTTTATCAGACATCTATAAGTAACTCTTCTGTTGCCACTACCCGCATGTACGTCCTGAGCCTGTCATCCGACTCTTTGCCGTACACCTTCTCTAGCTTCTTTAATTGCTTGTCCAAGAACACCCTAGCTTGCACAGGCCCAAACGTCTGCTTGGCAGCAAAGTAGCTTGCCACCAACATCCTAGCCTCTGCCATCTCCAGAATGACTCTATCGCTCATCTAAGCCTGTCCGCCTTTCTTGGTTATCTATCTGGCCTGCTTACGCAGTCCTCCATACCCGTATGTTGTCGCCCTCTGTCCTAGCGATAAACACCCGCCCTAGCCGCTTGCCAGCCCGGTAGTTAGCGTTGAGTACCTTTGCCCTAGCCGCTACCGGCACAACAAAGCTGTCCCCAACCTCCATTTCCTCATAAGGGTAGGCGTACACCACCCGGGCAGGGGGAATCGCATAACCGCTTTCTCTCTTTATCTCTTGCATACCAACATCTCCATCTCTACCAATAACTAGATACTAGCACAAACAACATTGAGCCAGAAACCTATTTTTTTT